TCGATTTCCCAGAGCACCACGCTGGCCGACTGCTCCGCACGGGTGCATTCATTCAGTGTGTCCTGTCGGATATCCTGCATCAGTTCACCACCTGTTCAAACTCTGCGCTGAACTCAACACGCAACATACTGACCCGCGACGACCATTTTGCGCAGGTCACCTTTATCTGCCGGTAGCCATAAGGCGGCGTCCACAGAAAGGCCTTCCAGCCCCCGTGCTCTGCCAGAAACGATTCCAGTGCCGTGGCCTCCTCGCGGGGAACAGAAAGCGTCACGCTGTACGTTTTCAGGTCGGCGTTCAGCCCGGCAGGCGCACGCTGAGAATAGCCATCACCAAAGCGCACCTTCCTGACGGAAGGGGCCGAAGCCACATCCATACCGGGTTTCACTTTCCAGCGGAAGGTTTTCATCGTCCACCTCCGGAGAACAGACCACCATCGCGCATCTGCCCGGTCACAACATCCATTGCCGCCTTACGGGCTACGTCATAAACAGCCTTCAGTGCCTGTGGCCCTATCTGACCGTTCGTGCCGTCGTTGTTAATCACCACATGGTTATTCTGCTCAAACGTCCCGGACGCCTGCGAGCGGCTGTCCGCCATGCTGCCAGGTGTACCGACATAACCGCCGGTTTCCGGTGCCACCGACATACCCGCCGGTGGCATAGCCGCGCATCAGCCGGTAGAGATTTCCCACGCCAATCCGGCTGGTTGCCTCCTTCGTGAAGACAAACTCACCACGGTGAACAATCCCCGCTGGCTCATATTTTCCGCCGGTTCCCGTAAATCCCCCGGTCGCAAAATGGAATTTCGCCGCAGCGGCCTGAATGGCTGTACCGCCTGACGCGGATGCGCCGCCACCAACAGCCCCGCCAATGGCGCTGCCGATACTCCCGACAATCCCCACCATTGCCTGCTTAAGCAGAATTTCTGTCATCATGGACAGCACGGAGCGGGTGAAGCTGCGCCAGTTCTGCTCACTGCCGGTCAGCATCGCCGCCATATTCTGTGCAATACCATCAAAGGTCTGCGTGGCTGCACTTTTTACCTGCGACATACTGTCCGTGGCGCTCTCTTCCCACTCACTCCAGCCGGACTTCAGGCCTGCCATCCAGCTCCCGCGAAGCTGGTCTTCAGCCGCCCAGGTCTTTTTCTGCTCTGACATGACGTTATTCAGCGCCAGAGGATTATCGCCATACTGTTCCTTCAGGCGCTGTTCCGTGGCTTCCCGCGCTGCCTGCCGGTCAGTCAGCCCCCGGCTTTTCGCATCAATGGCGGCCCGTTTTGCCCGTTGCTGCTGTGCGAATTTATCCGCCTGCTGCGCCAGCGCGTTCAGGCGCTCCTGATACGTAACCTTGTCGCCAAGTGCAGCCAGCTGGCGTTTGTACTCCAGCGTCTCATCTTTATGCGCCAGCAGGGATTTCTCCTGTGCAGACAGCTGGCGACGTTGCGCCGCCTCCTCCAGTACCGCGAACTGACTTTCTGCCTTCCACAAATCCCGGCGCTGCTGGCTGATTTTCTCATTCGCTCCGGCATGCTTCTCCAGCGTCCGGAGTTCTGCCTGAAGCGTCAGCAGGGCAGCATGAGCACTGTCTTCCTGACGATCGCCCGCAGACACCTTCACGCCGGACTGTTTCGGCTTTTTCAGCGTCTCTTCATAATCCTTTTTCGCCGCCGCCATCAGCGTGTTGTAATCCGCCTGCAGGATTTTCCCGTCTTTCAGTGCCTTGTTCAGTTCTTCCTGACGGGCGCTATATTTCTCCAGCGGCGTCTGCAGCCGTTCGTAAGCCTTCTGCGCCTCTTCGGTATATTTCAGCCGTGACGCTTCGGTATCGCTCTGCTGCTGCGCATTTTTGTCCTGTTGAGTCTGCTGCTCAGCCTTCTTTCGGGCGGCTTCAAGCGCTAGACGGGCCTTTTCACGATCATCCCAGTAACGCGCCCGCGCTTCATCGTTAACAAAATAATCATCCTTGCGCAGATTCCAGATGTCGTCTGCTTTCTTAAACGCAGCCTCTGCCTTAATCAGCATCTCCTGCGCGGTATCAGGACGACCAATATCCAGCACCGCATCCCACATGGATTTGAATGCCCGCGCTGTCCTGTCTGCCCAGGTCTCCAGCGTGCCCATGTTCTCTTTCAGGCGGCGGGTCTGGTCATCAAACCCTTTCGTTGCGGCCTCGTTCGCCGCCTGCAATGCCCCGGCTTCATCGCCGGAACGCTGTAACTGAGCAACATACGCAATCTGCTCCGCCGTCACGTTATGGAACTGGCGTGCCATCGCTGTCAGCCCCGACGTCGGGTCAGTGGTCAGCTTCCCGAAGGCTTCAGCGACCTTGTCCACCTCCACGCCGGATGCAGAGGAGAAACGCGCCACACTCTGGCTGATGGACGCAATCTGAGCCTCACCGCTTATCCCAGCCTTAACCAGTGCGCTGAGTGACTCGCTGGTCTGGTTAAACGTCAGCCCTGCCGCCTGCCCGGCTCTGGACAGGACCAGCATACGATCTGCCGTCAGACCCGACTGATTGCCGGAAAGGACCAGCGTTTTGTTGAAATCGGACAGGGTTGAGTTGCCCTGATACCAGGCATACGCCAGCGCACCGGTCGCCACTGCCAGCGAGGTGGCCCCGACCATCGGCAGGGTGATCGCACCGGCAAGTCCCCTGAACATGGGGATCATACCGCCGAAGGAGTCCTTCACCTGACCACCCTGTTGCAGCAGGATCAGCCACGGACTCTGCCCGCCTGCAAGCTGCGTGGCCACGTCGGTGAACTGTGCAGGAAGCATACGCATGGCGGCTTTATACTGTCCGACGGAAATCCCCGCTTTCTGTGCAGCCAGCGCCTGCCGGTTCATTGACTGTTCAACGACTGCCGCTGTTTTTTTCGCATCACTTTCCGTACCGGAAAAATGACGCCTGACTCTGGCCATCTGCTCGTCAAATCTGGCCGCATCCAGACTTAAATCAACGACCAGATCGCCTACCGGTTCAGCCATACCGGACTCCTCCTGCGATCCCTTCTGATACTGTCATCAGCATTACGTCATCCTCCGTCATGCCCGCCACATCCGGGGAAGCGGGGATAACTTCATTCCCGTCCGGGTCAAAGCGGACGCCTCCGGCAAGCCCTGCCGCTTTCTGCATCAGCACATCATCTTCAGGCTCTTCGTCAGCCTCACGCCGGTTCAGCAGACTGAAATCCAGCGGATGCATATCCGGATCGCTGAAAAACAGGCTGAGCACGGTGTACGTCAGCCCGGAAAAGTGCATATCCAGCAGAACATCATGAAAATAATGGGTACTGTAAAAGCGGTGCCAGTCGGCATACTCCGTGGATGACATCCCGGCAAGCATGGCGCGCCAGTCGGGTCGCCCCATCTCACGCGCCAGTTTCAGGGCAAAACTCAGCTCACCGTCGAACACTTTCCCGCAGAAACAGGCTCTGCAGGCCCGGCGTCATCTGCCTGTTCAGGTGCATCATTCACAACAAACTCAGACATACCGGACAGACGCATTACCACATTTTCAGCCTGAGCAATTGCCTCTGTAGGCCAGGTGGTAAGCACTTCCTGCTCAATTTGTTTAACGGCTTCATTCATGGATGGCATCTTTGTCTTCTGCGGATGGTTATGCCACAGGGACATCGCCACCAGAAAAGCACCGGTTCTGACGAGATCTTCCACGCTCACCTGTCGATTGACACTGGTTCCCGCCTGTTCTGCCTGTCGTTTCAGCAGGGCGAGATGCTCAATACGCTGCAGGGCTGACAGTTCAGAAAGCGTGACGCTCACACCGTTATATTCAAATGATTCGGTTTTCAGGAACATCGCTGACTCTCCGGATTAACTGTCGGTGACGGTGATTTCTGCAACCGCAGCAAGTTCACCATTACCGGATACAACCGGAATGTTGACCTTGCCTGCAGCAACACCTTTCACGGTGATGGTCATACCACTGACCGACACGGTGGCTTTTGTTTTATCCGCAGACACCGCACGGAAGCTCTTGTCGGTTGCGCCCTCCGGCTGGAATGCCACGGTCAGCGTGGTGCTCTGCCCTTTCACCACCGAGGTGCTGGCAGGCGTCACGGTCATGCCGGTTGCCGCTGTTACCGTACTGCGATCTTCAGCCATCGACGGGCGTCCCACATTGGTGACCTTCACCGTACGGGTGATCACTTCCTTCGCCGTCACCGCCTTACCGATACTGCTGACCCAGCCACGGAACACATCGACCGCGCCGTTCGGGAAGCGGATTTTATAGGCACGGGTATCACCTTCATTAAACCACGCCAGCAGCGCCTGCTGCCCCTGCTCTCCGGGCATCCACGCCAGCGTGAAGCTGGTATCTCCGGCGGATTTCTGACCCTGCCCGGTCGCGGTCCAGTCCGCATCTTCATCATCGAGATAACTGTCGTCACAGGACTCAGCGGTCAGTTCGCCGGGCGTCAGGTCTTTAACTTTTGCCAGACGCAACCAGTCAACGTCTGAAAGCGGATTCGCATAAGGGTTACCGCTCCCCTTATAAACCCACAGGGTGGTCCCGGCACCTTTCACCGGCATTGTAGGATTTGGTACAGGCATAGCGTCCTCACATTTCATAGGTAATGACATAAGTCAGATCGGCTGAACTCCACAGGCCCGCATCATCGTCGCGCCGGTAGTCATAGCCACTGGCCACCATACTGGTGATCAAATCTGACAGTGCCGGGACATCGCTCATCACCGGATAAATCCGGGACTCCATCCACGAATCCAGCTCTGAATCCGGCACCTGAGCAGGCAGGAAAACTTCAATATGCAACTCCGCCTGCCAGGTATCGCTGTCCAGCTCTTCGCCCGTGTATTCAGCGCCGGTGAGATAAACGGCAATTGCCGGAAAATCCGCCTCATCAAAAACAGCGGGGCGACCATCAAAAAGCGTCGCCCCGGTGTCATGCTTCTCCAGTGCATCCAGTACGGCTGCACGGAGTTCAGTATGTTTCATCGCTTTATTACCATCCTCAGTTGATGCTGCAGCGCATAGCCCAGCTCTTTCGGAAGACGTTCACGCCGTATCCGCTCAATATTCTGTTTAAACGCCGTGGTCAGCGGCACCGCCATCGGGATTTTCACCACATCAATGGGGTAACGGTTTTTCCCGGCCACACGCTGCATGACATGCCAGCGGCCATTTTTCAGTTGCTGAATAAACGCGCCGGGAATACGACGGTTACCCACCACAAGCACGCTGCCGCCACCTTTCAGGGATGAACGCTGCCCCTTTTTACGACGCCTGCGGCGGGACAGGACAACCCGCGCATTACCCAGCTTGATTACGGGCAAATCCCCCCGGTTAACTTTGATTCTGGCCTGCGGATTTTTGACCGTGGCCCTTTTCAGCCTGGCCCTTTCCTTTACCAGTTTCCGGCGTACCTTTGTCTCACGGGCAACCTGTGACGCCGACTGCGATATCGCGGATGAAGCAACGCGGTTAATGGCCATTGCGGCGGCACCAGGCACCGCCGTTTTGCTGATACGGCTGAGGTTTTCAATGGCCTGCTCAAGACCCTGTATGGCCATACATCCCCCTTTCAGCGGCGACGGTTAACGGCAGGCGGTACGCCCCGCCCAAGCCAGAGATGACAGCTTCCACCATCATCCGGCGAAACCCGGTCTATCCAGAAGTTTTCCTCACCGATGGTCAGCGTGTCTCCACGCCGCAGCTGCCGCACATCATCAGTCCGGACAAACAGGGACGGGCTGGAGCCTTCAACGCGCACGCCCTGTCCGGCATAGCTGATATTTTCAGGGTCATCAAAAACACCACGTATTACTGCGCCGGACTGCTCACCGGATGTCATGGTGGCTGACGTTCCCATGTACCCGCGTATCGTTTCATCGGCGCGGACAATGGCAGCATCGAACAGGTTATCGAAATCAGCCACAGCGCCTCCCGTTATTGCATTCTGGCCAGGCCGCGCTCTGTCATTTCGGCTGCCACACCGGCAGAGACACGAAACGCCGTTCCCGGCAGCACAAATGCCACAGGTTCATCCCGCGTGGCGTGAAGTGCATCGGTATGCAGCGTCACCAGTGCCACAACCGTGACCAGAGCAGCCGTATCAGTCACGGTCCCTGGCTGCGCTGACACCACCTCATTTTCATGCCCGGTCAGCGCATTTTCCGGGCTGACAGACGTGTCCTGACCGGCAGCGTCATCCGTGTCATCAAGCTCCTCTTCCAGCTCTGCCACACGGAGTGCCAGTTCTTCTTTCGTCCCCGTCAGGCTGACATCACGGTTCAGTTGCTCACCCAGCACCTGAAGACGGGCAATCAGTTCATCTTTCGTCATGGACTCCTCCACAGAGAAACAATGGCCCCGAAGGGCCACGATTACGCCAGTTGTACGGACACGAACTCATCAGGATCAGCCAGCAGCATCAGCGGTGCTGACTGAATCATGGTGAACTCACGCGCCGGATCGCCGGATGTCTTCCAGTTTTTCGGATAACGAGGAGACGCATTAATACCCTCACTCAATGCATCCGCATCCTGAATACAACCATAGGTGCGCAGACCGCGTGCCTGAGTGTTCCCCAGTACCATCGTGTTGTCCGGCAGAAAGTTCTTTTTGACGCCGTTTTCCACGTACTGTCCGGAATACACGACGATGGCCACATCGCCATACATCCCCTTATAGGACACCGCTTTACCCAGGTCTTTTACCGCTGTCTCCAGCTCGGAATGAGAGCCGCGACGGGTATCCAGCTTCTCCCTGACGGCTTTGAAGGAACGGAACAGCGCCCAGCCTTTCGGATCAAACACGATGATATTCACCACACCGCTGGCGTTCAGCGCGTAGGCTTCGATATCGTCGGTCGGGTCATACGTGGACTTGTCGCGATTGCTCCACTCCGTGCCACCGGACTGTGTGATGTTATTCGCCTCACTGCGGCCCATATCCACCTCAACCGGATCGAAGGCTTCACCGGTCATGGTGTATTTGCCCTTAAGCACAGCAGAAACGGCCTGCATCTCTTCGACCTGAGCAATGGCAAGCTCCGACGGGTATCCAGCTTCTCCCTGACGGCTTTGAAGGAACGGAACAGCGCCCAGCCTTTCGGATCAAACACGATGATATTCACCACACCGCTGGCGTTCAGCGCATAGGCTTCGATATCGTCGGTCGGGTCATACGTGGACTTGTCACGCTTGCTCCACTCCGTACCACCGGACTGTGTGATGTTGTTCGCCGCACTGCGGCCCATATCCACCTCAACCGGATCGAAGGCTTCACCGGTCATGGTGTATTTGCCCTTAAGCACAGCAGAAACTGCCTGCATCTCTTCGACCTGAGCAATGGCCAGCTCTTCGTCTCGCATGTTCTGCATGATGATGCGACGGCGGCGGTAAGCCGGGTCCGCCAGATTCTGTGGATCTTCATCCGGCAGGCGACGCAGGGTCATCTGCGGATTCACCTCATGCTTGGGCTTGACATATCCCGGTGTAAATTCAGAGGTGGAGCCGCCACGGGAGCGGATAACCTCACCGGAAACAATCGGCGAAACGTACAGCGCCATGTTTACCAGCCCCGGAATTTGTGAGAGATAGACTTTCTCCGTGGTGAAGGGATAGCTCTCACGGAAAAA